TGCGCCACGCCGAATCCATTATAGATAGGGGGCATATAACTAGCACACGATTTATTATCTTTTTCTGCATTAGAAAGTCTGCGGCCCAGATTGCTGACGCAGTCTTACCCGTACCTTGTTCGTTAAAACAAAACGCCTTCTTGTTCATGGTTAAGAAAGACGCTGTGTCCTTCTGATGTTGGTATGGGGTGAACTTCCCCACCCACCTGTACTGCTTCTCTATTGGTGACGGTACACGTATATTTAGGGACTGTAACGTATGAGCTTCGTCTACTCCCCAATTAACGACGACTTTATTCAATGACAACTCCTTACTTTTTGGGATTACCGTAGTAATCTGTTTTGGGTTTTGCAGGGTTAGCAGAAGAGCTTTGTCTTCTACTATCTGCATGTTGTTCTCCGAGATACTATTTGCGTTTTCCACGACTTAGTTTACCACCTGCTGCTCTGTTTTTCTTCGGGCTTTGTAGCTTTACGCCATCTTTGTTTGATCCACCCCTGCTCAATGCTTTTTTATGTGCGATGTCTTTACCTTTGCGGTTGATACCTTTCTTGTCCATTTTTCTCCGCGCACGCTGTCGTTCCATACGATTAGCATGTTCACCTCTCTCTTTCTGCTGTTTGTACTCTTTCTTGTACGGACGAGGTTTGTTTTTATACGGCATTAGTTACTCCCATTGTGAGGACATTCCGTTACTTGACAATGACGCCTACACAGACCAGAGGGACGAGGGTTCCAAACGTCTGCTTCGAACGCTGCTTCCATTTTAGCATAGTTTGCCATCCATTTCTTCCAAAGATTTGCTTTATCAAGCGTTTTATATGTATCTCTTACTAAATCACCTGCTATGACGAAAAACAATCCTGCTTTTACTTTATCTATATCGGGATAATGTGCAAATACGGATAGCGCCATAAGTTCAAGTTGCCCCTTGTCTGCATACTTTGCAGACTTGCCTGTTTTGTAATCTACAACCCACGCCACATTACCTACTACATCTACTATAAGAAGGTCTGCTATACCCCGAAACCATACACGTTTGTCGTAAAAGCCGCACGGTTCTAAATCAGCGGTTATACCTAATTTCTTCTCGCATAGCTTTACTCCTCGTTTATCGTTCAAGGTATCTAGCGCACTCTTTACGTACAAAAACCTTTCAGGTAGCGGTTCTTCATCACCAATATAATTTTCACAGGCTTTATGAAACTCGTTACCATACAAGATAGCATCCGTCTGTACGAATGGATATTCTTTCAAAACTTTTTCATGGTAAAACTGCTTCGGGCATGTTTCAAATGCCTTGAGTTTACTGAAAGACCACGGGGCTGCTCTAGTCACTCACATTCTCCGTACGATTTACCAATACCGCTCTCGCAATCTATAGGAAGACCACGCGCCCATTCGGGTGCTGTTCTCATACACGTCTCTATATATTCCTGCGCGGCCTCGGCTTCATTTTCTTTTACACAGCACACAATCGAGTCATGTACTGTTAGCACAACTTTATACTTTTTTGCTATGTTTAGCAACTGTTCACCAATTATACACCGTGCAATAGCTTGGCATACATTCTCTATGACCTTACCGCCGTATATCTTGTTTCGGCCTCGACGAACCTTATACGTAAGTTCATCCCTACCCGTGTCTTCGTTGCGAGTATATTTCAAATCCTCGTAAAAGATGTTCAAACCTGACGGTAGTTTTATAGCGTTGTCCTGACCGATAACTTGTAACACACCTTCCTTACCAAGACGTACAGTAGAGTTGTAACACATCTGCTCCAAAGCAAAGTTTGCATTATCCCACAGCTTTTGTATCTGAAAGTTCACATTGCGGTATATGTTTATGATACGCCTAGCCTCAGTCTCGGTAACTTCAGTGCCAAAGTTCTTTAGCTGATCTCTAAACTTTATATACCCCATGCCATAACCTGCGCCAAGAACCGTAGTTTTGCCTACGAAGCGTTGTTCTTTAGCTACATCTTTCTCTTGTACATCGTATATGCGAGAAGCCATTTTTACGTACACATCTTCACCGTTAGCAAACTGGCTAACTAAGTCTGTCTGCTCGGCGAGCCATGCTAATACACGAGCTTCGATCTGCGCACTATCTGCATCTATCAATACGTGTCCCTCTGGGGCTATGATACTGCTCTTTAATTTCTTGGCGTTTGGACCTCGGCTTGGTAAGTTTTGCAAGTTGATCTTGTCTTGCCCACCCCATCTACCAGTATGCGCGGCGTAATACCTAATCGGCACGGGTAACAACCCTCGTTTAGCTATAGATATAAATCTTTCTGTTCTTGTCTCCTCTAGAGTACTCTTCGTACCCATACGTGCATTGACAAGTGTCTGTACTCTATCGTCCGGGTGTTCTGCTAATGCTTTGAAGTCTTCATCGCTCTTCGCAAACGCAAAAGTTTCTTTTCCAGTTGTAGGGCTAATCTTCATAGGTGGGGTCACATCTAAACCTTCCAACAACCCTGCAAACTTCTGATTCGACATCAAATCTTTTTTGTCTGTAATGTTCGCGTCACGCATTAGTTTGTCTTTACGATCACGAACTTCTTCTAAATGCTGTTCCAATAAAAACAGATCTAGGTCTAGCGTAGGCTCTATAAACATACGTAGAGTACGGTCTATCAACCGCAATTCTTGTCGTGGGAACTGGCCTCGCATCATTAATTTAAAAATTCTGTACGTAAGATCCACGTCATTACAAGCGTACCTTGCATAGTCAGCAATTTCTGTATCTGTAAAATCAGTTAGCCGCTTGGCTAACGCCCGCACAACTTCATCCCCTTTGACCCCTACACCGTACCGTTCGGCTACAGCTTTTAAGCCAACGCTTTTCTCAACTCCATGCAAGGCGCGAGCCATGCACATAGTGTCTAACCAAAATTTAGGGTTAACTCCGTACCGCCAGTTTAGTATTGCACCATCGAAAGCGGTGTTGTGGCAGAGTATCGCGTACTCAGACAAGTCTATATGCGAGAGGAAACTCTTGACTCTTTCTTGCCCTTGTACCCATTTGGTAGGTTTGTCTTCTTTCTTTACTGCTAAACCTATTACCTCAAACCTGTCGTCCCGAATATACTCTTCAGTCGTCATCTTTGATAGGCTGTAATCCCTGTCGTAGTACGTCTCGAAATCCAACGTCACTATCTTCATCGTTGTTCTCCCACGGTGCTTCTTTTAAAGACACTTCATGTTTTTTATTTGCAAGCCTACGTTTATGCCCGTTCATTTCTTTTTGCAGATCTGTCCATCGACTAGTCATCTTCGTTTATCTCCCCTGCCAGTGCGGCATACCCACATATGTCTACGAATGTATCTTTAGACTTGCGACCATCACCATGAGTTCTAGCGATTTTCATAAGTGCCATCATTATAGCCACATCGCGGACAGTAATAAAATCAACTAGACCTAGATGCCCATTCCAATAGTTGGCGATCAAAGCAAAGTTATCTTTAGCTTCGCCGTACTCTTTATGCCTGTCTCCGTCGATTAGATTACCTGCTTCTGTCAGCACATCCTGTCGGGAATAAGAAGGCGGATCATCAAGCCCACCGTTTATTATGTCAAAGAAATCTCTCTGACTTTCAACTTCTTCCTCCACTTTTTCCCACTTGGAAGGGATACCTTTAGCTTTATTAGCTTGGGCTACCCAATCTCTCGGATCAATTTTTTCTTCTTCATCCTGTGCTTTTCCATTAGTTAGCCGACTGGCTAACCCTTTGGGGAGAGGCTTCATCGCGTCTAATACCTCTTTCGGCGTGCCTATTTTATTCATACATTTCTTAACGTGCATGTAGGACACTTGTGTCTCTCTCGCTACTTCTTCAGCATCGGCTGTTGGATTTTGAAGTAGATACTTCCAGACTATTTCTTCTTTCTTACCCATAGGTGTTCTCCTGTTTGTATATATGGAAAGAGCGACCGTACAAGCCGCTCCCTTGTTCTTTTATGTTATTCACACTCAACTGAGAATAATTCATCATCCAAAGCCCACAGCACATAAGAAGCCCTGTCTTGGGTTCCCTTACGTTCTATCTTAGCTTCCCAGATATCCCCTGCATTGTGCATGCGTTGTAACGCTAATTGCACTTGATCAGTACTAATATCCAGTTTGTCAGATATCTCACCAACCCTGTGTGGATACTCGTTTTCTGGTTTTAAAAGTAATTCCTTGATACGCTCTTCTATAGATACTTCTATCTGTCTTTCAGATAGTATCTCTTCTGGCGCTTCCACAGGTAATACTTTAGTCATGCCAACGTGGCATACAGTCCAAGGCACGTTCGAGTCAGGTCTGGCCTTTTTGTTAGGGGAAATAAGAGCTTCTATTATGTCTCCTACTTTTAAATCTAGTTCCCTAACTATTTTTGGATTAATGAAAACTTTTTCATGCTCCAAAGTTATGCCAAAGCCTTCGTCGTTTACACGTTCTAAGACTGTCTCTACCAGTATACGTTTATACACTGAGTTTGGAAAAAATTTAAGTATGTTAGCAGTACGAATATTATTATTCATTTTGGCTACTTAGCCTCCGAGTTTAATTTTTGAATTACAACCTCAACGAGATTGACGTTATCCTCATTGATAACATATGCTAGCCCTCCTTCTTTTGTTATGTCGTCCAAATTTTTCTGCTGTAGCGGTGTTGGTTTATTCTTACCTGCCTTACATTCGATGCCAATAAACCTGCCTTTATAACAGGCCACAACATCAGGCACACCACTACGACCGAACCCACCCGTTACTGGGTAGAAATAATACGCACCCGCTTCTTTCAGTATGCGTACCACTTTCTTTTTTACTTTCGCTTCAGGGGTCATAACTTTACTTTGTACCCCCGTCTGTCCCACAAATCCAAAGCATTGCTCTTTGCCCTAAATTTGCCTAACTTGTCGCGATAGTCTTTTAGTTCTTTTTCCGCAGCCCAAAGCTCTTGTTGTATTCGCGGCCTTGGATCACGGCTG